TTTAGTCATAGTAGTATTCATCATTTTCATACCTGATGGATTACCTTTTTCGTCATAGTTATATACTACAGAATCAAGCATTTCATCTCTTTCATCTATAGATACATCTTTTAACTTTATCTTTTTACCAGATTCAAGTTTAAATTCCATTGTTTATTCCTTTATTTTAATTAACAACTAACTTCTACTAAAGAGCTAGAACCATCGCCAACAGCTTTAACAGAAATATCTAACATCATAATATCGCCTTCATTAAAAGCAACATTAGTCAACACTGTAGTTGGCATACTTATACCAAAATTGCCATTATTTAAACTAGCATCATCATTTAATAATGTAGCCTGTGCTGCTGTAGAACCTTGTTGTGTTTGATTATTAAAACTAGCTATTAATGGTTCAGTATTAACGTCATATTTTGCTGTTACATCTAAAGTTGCTGAAAATTCACCTGCTCTTGACACAACTTCATAACCTGTTGAAACAAGACCAGTAAATGTAGCAGGATTTTCTAATGTTAATGAAAATGAACTCATTACCAAATCATCTACACCATATATTTTTCTATATGCAACATCACTCCAGCCACTCATAAAGTAGTTTTCATTTGCTCCAAACGCTGTGTCTATACCACTAGCCAAATTTTCATCTGAAAGGTCCTCAGCTAAAGTTCCTGTTTGAAATGTAGCAGAAAACTTAATTCTACCACCTTCAGTTCCTACATCACCATTTAATGTTAAAGACGTTACAACACAATCTTTGAAAGCTAAATCTGAATTACTTAAAGGTGAAAACATAATAAGTGAAAGCAAAGTTCCTGCTTGACTAGAATCATCTTTACCAACTGACTGTACTCCTGCATTAGATGCAAATGAATACACTCCATCTGTTCCAGCTCCTTCTGCTTTACCTGTAATATTTTCTAATAACATATCAAGTGCATTTGTAGTTGCAGTACCTGATAATGAGATTTCTTTTACTGATGCTTTAACATCTTGAAAAAAATCTTCTTTTTGTAATACCCTGCTACCAGTCCTAACATCAAGAACTTGGGTTGGGTTTAAAGATGGAAATCCTATAGAATCTACATCTAAAGCGTGATAAGCATTTCCACCATTTGCTTCTATTGTGCCAAAAGCATCTTGCTCAGCTATGGCAACTTGAAATTCTTTTGGCGAAAAAGCTGCTGTATTTATAGCCATTATTTACTCTCCTTTTTCTTTTTTACTGTTTTTACTTCTTCTACATAATCCCAAGCAGGTTTTGGCACTTTATCAACCTTAACTTGCTTTCCAGAATTTATTTGTTCTATCAAAGACGAATCATAACCTCTATACATAAAACACCAAAGTTGTGTAATAGGATTGTCTTTATCTTTAAGTTTTATTTTCATATATACTCCTACGCTGTATTACTATGATGTTGCCCACGCCATTCAAACTGTACAACATATTCGTTTTGGTCATCTAAAGCGTTTAATTCAGTTGATTCTATCCTGCAATTAAAACATTCTGTTGCAGGAGTATCACCCAAAGTCATAGTAATGTTATCGTGTATTAACGCTTCAATCCTTGATACATACCTTAAAACGTGGTCTAATGATGTTTTGTTTACATTAGGATCGGCAAAATAATAAAACATATTTACCTGAAACTCTTTTAATTCACCATTAAGATTGTATTCTATAAGGTTGCTACCTATAGGGTCTAACCTTAAATATTGTGAGCCTTGTTCTTTTTGCTCATGTCCAATAAATACAGGTAATCCACCCTTAAATTCTGTTCTTAATATGTTCCTTAATTTATTAAGAATATTAGTAAAATTGCTAGTAAAAGTTACAGGCATCTTAATATCCTCTATAAGTTCTAATTCTAGTCATTTTAACTGCTTTTCCTGTAGAAGCATCAACGTCTTCATATCTACCAAAACATTCAATTTCCCACTCATCATTTTGTATTGCATCAGAAGAACCTGCAAATCTAATTTCAAGTCCACCTGCAAGTGGTTGATAATCTCCAATAATAATTTCATTTGATACTGATTCATTGTTTTTAAGTTTTACATTATCTTTAGTAAATACAGAGTATTTTGCTGTACCTAATGCTCCACCTGTTGTAATAATAACTTTAATTAAATCATACGTTCCTACCCATTCTCCCCTAGTATCTACAGGTCTTATAGCACCTGCTGTATTATACACAACATCTCTTACTACACCTTGCGATGAATCTCTTGTTACTTGCCAAGACAAAGCAGCTTTACCTGCATTTATGTTAGCAATATTATTCATAGCCTCATCCATTAAAGCATTAGCAAGTTCACTACTAGGGTCATGGCTTTTAATCATAAAATTAGCAGCCAATAATGCTGTAGTACGAATAATAATATAATCGAAATTACCATCTTTATCTTTCCACGCTTCTTTAGGCATATTAGGATCTAACATACTATCTAAGTATCTACTAGCATCAGTTCTAAATTGTGTTACTACTGATGTAAAATCCTCACCTGCTTCTATAAGTATATCATTAGGGTCAAGAGTTCCTCCACCACTTGTTGTTAAAAATATCTGAACAGAATCTGTAGTTGATGAATAATTAAATTCATACAAAGCATTAGGACTATCTGTTACAGCAGTTCCTTCTACACCATCAAAATATAACTGTGTTATTAAACCAGTATTGTTTGCTTGATATTGATTAGTTGTATCTGTAGTAGTCCATCCATATACAGGTTTTTTACCATCAAAACTATCAAGTTGTGGAAATACTCTTTTTAATTCTTTATGTGTACAATATATTGGTGCTGCCATTACTTACCTCTCATCTTTCTTCTAACAGACTTTGAATAACTTGCTCTTTGTTTACCTGCTTTAGTAGCACGTCTTTTTTTTCTGTTTTCGTATGCTTTTTGTGCAGGTGTAAGACTTTCTCTTACAGATTTAGGTAAATATCTACCTCTTTTAGATTTTGGCTTACCTTTATCTCCCTTAGATAAATAATCCCATTTTTGCTTTGTCCATTTTTTCAAGGACTTTTGAGATGCTTTTAAAGCCATTATTTATAACCTCCACCTTTAGCTTTGTACTGTCTTGCTAACATTTGTGCTTTACGAGCCGACCATTGTCCTGCTCTACCACCTTTAGTGCCTCGCAGTATCTTATTAAATAATCTTTTTCTCATAGTAGGTTTAGTATAGTTACCTGCTTTATTTACTGTGCTTTTTCTTTTTTTTCTTGCCATAATCTTACCACATCTTACACGACCAATATCTTGGCGTTGTTTTATCTTTTGCTGTTGAACATTTATGTCTTGCTCTAAATGAAGCACGTCTAGTAGGACTAGACTTTTTAATTCTCATATTAGGATCACCAAAAGTTACTCTCTTTACTTTACTTCCTGCTTGTACATAAACTTGAAACTTTTTTCTACCATAACTTACTTGACCTTTTCTAATACGAGATGGCTTGTTTAATGTAACTGATTTACCCCTGTATTTAGCCATTACATACCAACTTTCTTCATAGCTATTTTATGCGATTGTGTGAAGGTTTTTCCTTTTCTCATAGCAGCAGCCATTGAACGTAAATGTTTTGCTGTATGATGTGTTTTATGCCTTCTCATCGCACTTTTTTGTCTTTTATTAAGACCTTTCATGCTAACACCTTTAACATAATCACTTTTAGGCATTTCACTTCTTCTTTCTACGTTTCATCTTTTTAGTTTTTTTCTTTTTTGTTTTATACATATAACTTGGCATATTATTCTCCTTTATACAAATCCTAATATTTCTATTTCTGAATCTAATTTACTATTTAAACTTCTTGCAGATATTGACCTTATAATATTACTAGTACTTAATCCTCCACTATGTGCCGAATCATAATTAAAACTAACTACAAATTCAGCATTAGCAGGTCCTGTAATATCAATTTCGCCTGTCTGATAATTTAATGTACCTGTTGCTGCACCTAATATATTACCTTTAGCATCATCGTAAGCAAATACTGCTTTATTAGATGTAGATATATTATATGTTTTATCATAAACAACATCATCAGGTAATTTAGCTGCAACTGCTGTTTCAGGTGAAGCAGGGAATCTAGCTATTATATTAGTTCCATCAAAAAGTTCATCTGTATTAGCAGTACCACTTGTTCCTGCTGTTAGTGCTATTGCAGAATTTCTTGTTCTGTTATGTGATGTGAATCTAATATCACCATTAACAATTCCTACAGTAACTCCTTTTTCATATAAATTACCTTCTGTATAATATTGAGTATCAAGAATAGATTGAATTTTACTTATAATACCATTGTTTCCACCAAAATTTAAATTAGAAGCATCAGTTGTAAAAGCTACTTCATATGCTGAACCACCATCTACTGCTATATTAAAATAATAAGTAGTAGAAGCAGTTAATCCTGAATGAGTTGAAGGCGTAATACCTGATAAACCAACTTCTTGATAACCAGCATTATAAAATTTTAAAGCAAATGAACCTTTAACAATTCCACTAGCTATACCATCTGCTGTTCTACCATAACCAAATAAATTTTGTGCTGTGTATCTACCACTTGAATTTGTTTGTACTTTTCCTACTGCATTTGCATCATCGTGATATTTATCATAATCTTCTTGTGTATTAAAAAAAGGTAAATAAACTTTAGCATTAACTACAGCTCCATTAGTAGAATCAGTTTGTGCATCTTTATCAGCAGTTATTGAACCATATAAACCTCTTTCTAACTCCATTGTTGTTGTATTGGTTATTGAAACAACTCTTGCAATTTCTATGTTAGTTGCAGTTGTACCTGTTGTAGAACCTAATTGAATTAAATCTCCAACATTAAAAAAATCTGTATCATCAACAACAAAAGTTGTAGTGTCATTTTCTAAAGCTGTTGCAATATCAGTTATAGCTGCACTATAAAGTTTGCCACTATTTACGTCAAAACCACCTTGATTATTAATAGTTTTTGCATTAGCTGCTGAATGTGCTTCTGCATAACTTACCATCCAAGTACTAGGTAAAACCATATATTCATTTGAAGCTAAGATATAAGATAAATTTCTATTTGATGTAGCAGAATCAGGACCTAAATCAACACTATTTAACTCATCAACATTAGAATTATCTTTAAATTCTGTTGTCGTAAATAGTATTTCTAAAGGTATATCATTATTGTTTTTAACAACTACCAATTTAGCACCTGACATTCTCATACCTGCATCACCAAAAATAGAAATAGCATTACCAAATGTTGCAATTTGAGTAAATTCATCTCTATTATTTACCTTTTGTATAACTGATTTAACTTCAGTATAATCATCTTGCATTTCACAAATATATTCATTTCCTAATCCTGTTGTTATTTCTAATTTTGTATCTAATTTTGCCATTTCTTCTCCTAATTAAAGTGGTATAAAACCTGTGTTTGAATAAATATTGAATCTGTATTTGTTTCATTTTCAACGAAACAAGCAATAACTTCTCCTGCTGATACAGCAGAACTATTAATTGTGCAATCAACTGTTTTAATTACATTTCTATCTACTGCTGTTGCTTGTCCACTTGCAAGTAATGTGCCACCAGTTAAGTTTCCATCATCTGTGCTACCTGCATTTGTCATTGTAAATTTATACAAGTGTACATTTATAGTGCAATCTGTATCTGTTACAGTTGAAACCATAAACTTACAAGCATCTATAGTAGAGTTTACAGGAACAATAAATAAGTTTTGCAATAAATCATCAGTTGCATCACCTGCATCTAATGTAGTATCAGGATCTGTGCCTGTACCACAAGAAGTTTCTACTGCTGAAAGTGAATATGAAGCCATAGCTCTACCTACAAACATGTGAGTACCTGCACCTGTAGGAACTAATGTTTTAGCATGAAACTCAAGTATTTGAGTATTTACAGGAGTTAGTCCAATACCACATTTTACAGTATTATTAGATGTATCTGCTCTAAATATTCTTCCTCCTGAATTATTTACTACTTGTAATGTAGATACAGAATTATCATTTTGTGGTTGTATTGTTAAATTATCATCACTTACTGACATACAAGTAGAAGTACCTTCACCATCTTCTATTTGTGATAAAGCAGTTGTAACACCATTAGTTTCATCTGCTACTTTTAATAAACTTTTAAATGTTGAACTTGGACTTTTTCCTGCTAAACTTCCCATTTATTCTCCTATAATCCTGAACTACTATCTAATATAAATTCTGCTGTAAATACTGTATCATTTGCATCATTAGTTGGGTCAAATGATATATTTATAATTTGTCCTGCACTAAATGTATTGTTACTAGTAAAAGGAAATTTAAAAGCAGTATCATCTGCTGTCATATCTACTGTTACTGAAGCAACTGCTGTAGTAGCAGGAAATTCTGTTCCTGTTGAGGATTTATGTAAACCTACAACTGTAGAACCACAAGCCTCCTCACTTCTAAAAACTACTTGGTTTAATCTACCATCATAAGGTGCAACAAAAGATACAAATTCTGTTGTACTTGCAAATGAAAATTCTGCTATCGAACCATTAAGTGGTATAAAAACTTTTGTTCCTGCTGATGAACTATAATTAAATCCACCATTTATTATATGTCTAAATTCTGTACTACTACCTGCTAATGAACTACCATTTGTTATCTGAACATCATTACCTGCATCATTAGTAAAGTATAAATTATTAGGTGTATCATTTTTAACCCATATTTGACCTTTACCTGCTGTATCTGAATTTGCTGATGCTTGTTCATTTATTTTTATAGGTATTTCAGTCCTTATTTCATTATTTCTTAATTGTATTACATTAGAATCGTTCATAGCAATATTAATATTATTTCCATCAGA